CCGACCCAGATCATATTCTCGTACTCTAAGTCGTTGTGAATAATATCGGCAACTTGTTGACCAATATCATTAATCTCAACCAAGACATATGCACTGTTATAATCCTTAGATACCTTATGAATTATAGTAGGATACAGTAAAGGACTTATCTTATTGTTTCTATATTTAGCTACAATTTTATAAGGGTATTCTGTAGTATCGATGACCGTAAAGGCAGAATAATCTCCACCAATACCTCTCGATGTATCTACAGTAGTAAAGTATACGTGTCCAGGAACCGGGTACTCTAAAACATCTAACCCATCTTTCTCGTACATGAAAGATATAGGAGACATCTTTGCAATAGTATCAGGAGAGATAAGAGTATTAGATGAACCGAGGAATGTACATAGCACTTCTTGGTTAAACTTAAGTTCACCTAAGACTGATTTCTGTTCAGCAGCCCATTTATCATCTCTACCTGGTATCTTCCAGTAAGGTATTTGTAGAGCAACAAAGCCGTTACGACCTTCTTGTGCATCATTCCAATACTTCCAGAAGTGATTATAACCTAGAGGGGTGGAGGTAAGCAACACCTTTGTGGTCTCACCAGCCATAATAGTTGGATAGGTGGAGGTAAAGAACTCTTCGGCAACATTATTAGGAATAATAGCTGCCTCATCAATATACAACCAGTTAACTGATTTACCTCGAATACCAGAAGTAGATGTGGCAGATGTGAATACCTTAGAACCATTTTCTAATTCAACGTCCCCCTTGTTCCAGGTCTTAATGCCTTGCTGCATCCAGAGGGGTAAGTTCTCGTACATAATCTGGTAACGAGACAATACTTCTCTGGCCGCAGTTGACTTGTTAGCTAGAATAGCAACAGTCTTATTCGAATTAAAGATAGTGTAATGAAGGATACAGGCAGCCGAGGTAATGGTCTTACCCTGTTGTCGTCCTTCCATCAGAATAACTTTTCTGTTATTCATAATGACATCTACTTTCTCTCTCTGACAATCGTACAGACTGAATAGAATTAAACCTCTATCCAGAGAAACAATATAGCAATAGTTTTCAATAAAGTATATTGGATCTTCTTTGCATTTCATTAACTCCTTCACCTGGTCGGAGGTGAACTGCATCTCAAAGCCTGCAGGCTTTAAGTTACTATTACCATTATAAGAATTATTTTCCATTAATCATCTTCATAAGATCGGAGGTAGAACCAGCAAACACGATGTTGTTCTGCTGTTTAATATTCTCCATCTTACCGCTTGCCTTATCAATATCTTTTTTAGTCTTATGAAGACCAATTAACTCTTTTGTAATAGCAGTTTGTGCCGATATTAATTGCCCGGCAACTTCAAATGCTCTAGGGTTCTCAGAGTTCTTAGCAATATGAACCAACTCAGTCATTACATCTTCGTTCTTATTAATTAAACTACGAAGGGTATTTCGTGCCAATTGAAAGTCATCTTCTTGATCTAACTCAGAAGGATTATATGCAACAGGCATACTTGTTGGAATAGGTAAATCAACGTCTGTCTCAACATTGAAGACATCGTTAATTCTGTTAAGTGATTTCATTAGAAGTCCTCAAACGTATCTGTAATACCAATAGTATCACCAGGAACAGCGGTACCGGGAGTAATTGTTGCGGTGTATGAGGATTGTTTATTAGATAGTGCGGGGTCTGAGAAGGTATTAACGTTAGTAGTTCTAATGATGCCCTGTCTGTTGATAGGACCGTAAAAGTTAAGTTTCATTGTGAAGTTAAGTGTCCAAATAATGGCTCTTCTTTGAGTGAAGTCTCCCTCATACTCATCTTCATATGTAATATTATCAAGAATAATAGGTAAGTCGTTCTTAATACCCATTGCAGGGATTGCATTAAGAGTCAAGTTATAATCTGGATTAAAGTAAGGAAGAATCTGTTCAATAATCTGTAACCCATCATCTTGGTTCTTTGTATACACATACAAAGTCATAGCGATGTTGTAAGGTGTAGGTGCGTACTGGGCGTTTAAAGAAGTTGTAGACGTTCCGTTTATAGCTCTATTCTGCTGAACCAGGCTGACTCTTCTATTAGGATCATATGTTAAACTTATCATCTCAAAACCAAGTCTTGGTAAGAAGGTCTGAAAACTTTGTTCAAATGAATTAGGTTGCGCGGCAATTCTAGCTAAGAACTTTGCCTTGGGTGAATATGACAAAGGAACCCGAAGGGTCTGGGTGATACCCCCGCTAGAATTTAATCTATCAATATGGATATTATTGAATATATTACCAAAAGCTACTATTGACTTTCGTATTGTTCCGTGATAGAATTTATCAAACATTTATTTCTCCAAATGGGTTTCTCTCAGAGAAATCTAGCACAGATATATCACCCTTAAAGTCTTCATTATCTACATTAGGTAATATAGTACCTAAGTTATAAGATTGAAGTATAATGCCTGCTGGGCTATACTCTTCTAGTAACGCCCTATCCCCGCTCTCAAGCATTAGGTTAAATTCATTAATATCTAATGAATCACCATCGGCAATACTGTCAATCTCAGATATACCAGTATCAAATCTCTCTGAAGAGTACTGCATCAACTCACATTGGAGTTTATAGACGTATAACTTACCTACCTGGAAGAAGGGGTCGGTTGACTCAACAAACTTAATTTCAAAGAATGCTTTGGTCAATGGAAAGTAAATAATATCACCTTCAGCTGGTCTGGTTGTAAGTACAGCATCTCCAGATCTTGCAATTACCTCATCCCATCTTCTTCTAGATACAATAAAGGTTGCTGTATCTCTAATCTCAACACCAAACTTAGACATCAGATCCCCATCACCTTCAAACCCGGTAACGTTCTGCATGTACATCTCTAGAGGGTATGCTGATGAGTACTTGTTAAGTACATCTTCTCCCAGAATATCATCCTCATTGACTGCAACTCTAGGAATATAATAAGTATCAAATCCATATATCTTCAGGCACTCTATTATAATATCTTCCATAAGCAATTGCTCTGAAGATCTTCCTCCAGGTATACCAGACTGAAAATAGAAATTGGTTGCCATTATTCGGTATATCCACGTGGATTAGTTGTTGCCTTGATGGTATAATCCATAGGTGGGCTGATGAGATAAGCTAAATACATTCTCAACCTGTAAAGAAGTCCACAGGGAGTTCGTATGTAGATTTAACTTCGTCTCTTAACTCTTTGATCTCCTCCATCGCTTCATCAAAGATCTTTTGGCCATTCAACGTTACACCACCTGGTAATTGAACACCTTCGAACTTCTTAAGATTAACACCCCATTGACGCTTTATTAAGGCAGTAGTGTATCTCTTTAGATATCCGTCATTGTATACATCGGTATACGTATCAGGATCTAAGGTACTGAATGCTTCGATGATAATGTAATCACCGATAGCCAGATCACCCCCATCACCCCAGGTTAAATCAATATACAACCTGTTCATATGACGATTGAACCTGACAGGCTTTTGTCCTGTCATCAGGTCGTTAATCATATTAATATGCATCTTTAACATCGTATAATACTGAATGTCGGTATTGGTTAAAGACTGGATGTTGTTAAGCATCAACTGATACTTTGCATCAAAGAAGCTGATACTATTTGATCTACTAGATAACGGTAGCGTTCTTACAACACTTAATACAGAATCATTTAAAGTAATATACTTGTTGTCAAAGTTACCAAGTGTCATGGATGTGACTACGGCAGTCGTACCAGAGCTGGCACCGGTTATTGTTTCACCGGCAGAGAAGGTACCAGATGTATTCTTTGTATAGGTTTTGTTGGCCGCAAAGGCGGCATGAACAAACGTAGTAGCACCTGAAGATGCTCCGGTGATCTTTTCACCAATAGTGAAATTTGCGGCATTAACGCCAACAATTTGTAATGTGGATGCGGTGATTTGTTCTTTAAGATACACAGCTTCAACAGCATCATAATGAAAGTCCCTGTAGAACTGTATAGCCTCGTCAACACGGTCTTCTAATTGATCGTCGTCAACGTTAATTTCAAGTACTGGGTGGCCCAGAGATCGAAGGCAATAATCTATAAGGTTTTGTCTGGATGAAGGTGAAGACATTGTATCTTTCCTAATTTATATGGTATATTTATAAGGAAAGGGCCCTGAGGCCCTTTGTGAATATTTTAATAATATCAGTGTTTATTACCGTCCGTAGACGGGGGGTCGGGTTTAGCTACTTGACTTTCCCCTTGTTCTTTGATCTTAATAATCAAAGGCCAGGCACCTGATTTACTAGGCAATTCACCCAATACACCAATGACATAATTAACTTCTTCAACTGTAAGTTTCAATTCAATATCCATAATTTTCTCCAAA